ATGGGAAAAGTTCTAATCGCTTGTGAGGAATCACAGGCAGTAACAAAAGAAATGAGAGCGTTAGGAATCGAAGCTTATTCATGTGATATAGAGCCATGTTCTGGAGGTCATCCAGAATGGCATATACAGGGTGATGTAACTCCACTGCTTGAACAGGAATGGGACATGATTATTGCGTTCCCGCCGTGTACTCACCTTGCTGTTAGTGGGGCGGCTTGGTTTGAACAGAAACGAAAAGACGGTAGACAACAACAAGGTATTGATTTCTTTATGCTATTTTCAAAAGCAAAGTGTCAGCGGATTGCAATTGAGAATCCAGTTGGAATAATGAGTTCAATTTGGAGAAAGCCAGACCAGATAATCCAACCGTTTGAGTATGGTGAGCCGTTTTCTAAAAAGACTTGTCTTTGGTTGAAGGGGCTACCACGGCTTGTCCCCACAGATATTGTTGAAAAAGGGGAACAAGTTAAATACTCAAGCGGGAAGTCTATGCCAAAGTGGTATGCAGATGCGTATAAACTCCCACCAAAGGAAAGAGCCGCATTACGGTCAAAGACTTTCATAGGTATAGCAAAGGCAATGGCTTCTCAATGGGGAATATTAGTTAAATGAAAATCTATAAAATCACTGAAGCAAGCGATTATCTTGGGGTGTCAATCAACACACTCAAGACTCTTGCTAACAACCAAAAAATCAGTTGAGTAGTGTAGATGCAAACGAGAAATTAGTTAAGGAGATGAAATATGCCAAAGATTGAACTGATACAAGGTGAGTGCTTAGAGAAGATGAAGGATATACCTGATAAAAGTATAGATATGATACTTTGTGATTTACCTTATGGGACAACTGCTTGCAAGTGGGATACGGTTATTCCGTTTGAGCCTTTGTGGGAGCAATATAAGCGAATAATTAAGGATAACGGGGCGATTGTACTGTTTGGAAGCGAACCGTTTTCGAGCTACTTGAGAATGAGTAATATTAAACAGTTCAAGTATGATTGGATTTGGGATAAGAAACTTGCAGGGAATGGCATTCTTGCAAAAAAACAGCCATTGAAAATACACGAGATAATATCTGTTTTTAATTCAAAGACATATTATCCACAAAAGACAAAAGGAAAGTTTAGAAAAAAGATGGGTTTAAAAGAAAGTCAAATAACTGGTGGTAACTCCTTCTGCAATGAAACAGAAAATGATGAATACTATCCAAAATCAATACAAGAATTTGGAATTGGAAACTTGAGAACAGGAAGACTTCACCCTACTCAAAAACCAGTAGCACTACTTGAGTACCTAATCAAGACATACACACTTGAGTGGGAAACAGTACTTGATAATTGCATGGGTTCAGGTTCAACAGGTGTTGCTTGTAAGAACCTAAACAGAAACTTCATAGGCATTGAACTTGACCCAGAGTATTTCAAAAT